ATGCAGCTATCTTTTTTTCGCGATTCATTGCCGGCCGGTTATGTCCGTTTTTATCCAGATATTCCCACGGAAATTTTTCTTGCCTTGGGCGGCGCGCAGGCGCTCGAAAAAGTTGGGGCGCACAATATCCTCAGCAGCCACAATGCCCTGCAGATCGATCTGTGTGCAGTCAATGGCGTTACCATGATTCATGTCACCCAAAACGTTCACAAGGCATACAATATTTATTTTTATAACAGCAAGGGGGCGTGCATGTCGTATGCTTATCATGTCTATCACCGCGAGCTTGCAGGCGTGTTCCGGGCCGGCACCGGGCTGGTTTCTTTCAAGAAAAAATACATCGGCCTCGATCCGGCGGTTTGCTGTGATGAAGCCGCAGCCGCGTAGGTCAGTCTGTCTGTCAGCGGCACCCTCTCCAGGGTGCCGCTTTTTTTTATCTATTCAAAATAAGTATAATTATATTCTAAATTAGAATATTGTTTATATGTCAAGCGATTATGGCCTGCGAAGCCGAAGGCGGGGTTCCCCCATTACCTGTGCATAGATGCCGCGTTCCCCCAGCCCAGTCACAGACGTCAAAACGGTCCTGCATCCCGCGCCTAAAAAATATTAAAAAAACACAACAAAAAGGGCTCCAATTTGTATATACAAATTTCACGGCAAGATACTGCATGGGAGCCGGTTTGTTAAAGCAGTATCCTTAAGGGATGGCGACGGTCTTTTGTAGGTGTTTTCATAACGGTAAATGTATAATAAACATATACACTATTCTGATACATTCGTTTTGGTTTCGCTTGATACGCGTTTCTGCCAGTTGTTTGAGTGCATCAGGTGACATCTGCTTTTTCCGGCTGGCATCATAAAGCAGTCGATGGGTAACCGGCTTATCCAACCAACTCGCTGTTTTCCGTCGCCGGATAGAAAGCCCTAATACTTCTGGGGTCGAGCCCTCGGTCAGGACAGCGCCAACAAGGCACCCCCAGATTTTCTCGACTGTTTCCGATTCGCCATGCTGCCAGGGTCTGATAACCTCAACCGGAACGCCTTGCGGAAAGGAAAGCATGATTTCATCCAGTTCTTTTCGGTTTATCATAACCCCCCCTTGTCTTTGATTTTCGTGTGGGCATTATTCATCAGTATCCGGCATGGGGTCGCCATGATACACAGTCCCAAACCAATCAAATTGACTTATCGTTTTATTCGCCGCTTTGAAAATTTCCGCCGAAACTATGTCATATTGCTGAACGCATGGTTCAAGCTCAATCGTGCATAAACACGCCTTTGAATCGTAGAAAACTTCTCTGATGTAACTATCAACGCCCAATAAAACAGCCATCATTGCAAAGTTTATCAACTCGATCATTTCTGAAGCCTTTTCATACCGGCTGATTACGGAAATTCCGAATGCTACGATTGCACCACAATCGACTTGATGTGATTTTTCATCAAAATATTTTTCATGGTTTTTAGGATTCATGGATTTTTATCACTTCCCCCGGTGTAAATTCCGGAATGTTGTTGTTTCAGGATTGAACGCAACCTTTGCAAAGCCGATAGGCCCGTTGCGATGTTTCGCCACGATAATTTCAGCCATGCCCCTGTTCGGATTTTCGGGCGACTTGTCATAGACTTCATCACGGTAGAGAAACAGGCAGATATCGCAATCTTGTTCAATTTGACCACTTTCACGCAGGTCAGACAGTTGTGGCCTTTTGTTGTTCCGTTTTTCCAATTCTCGGTTTAATTGGCTCAGCGCCAGGACAGGAATGCACAATTCTTTTGCAAGGCCTTTCAGCGCCCTGGAAATGCTTGCAATCTCGGCTTCACGGTTCCCCTTTGCTGCATCGCCGCGCATCAATTGCAGATAGTCAATAACCACAAGGCGGATTCCGTGCCGCTTATACGCTATCCGCGCCCGCCGTCTGACTTCCGAAAAATGGAGCGCCGGACTGTCATCAACGTAAATCGGCAATTCTGACATCTCCCCGGCTGCCCGGTTCAGCCGGTCCCAATCATCGGCATACAGTTTGCCGGTGGTCAGCCGGGAAAGGTTTATTCTTGCCCGCCCGGATAACGACCGGTCAGACAACTGGTTTTTTGACATTTCAAGGCTGAACACAAGCGCCGGAACGCCGCACCGCTCGGCGATGTTCAAGGCAAGAGCGGTTTTGCCCATACTCGGCCTTGCTGCCAAAATTATCAGGTCAGAAGGCTGAAGACCCCCCAGCACCGCGTCAAGGTCACAAAGGCCCGTAGGAAGGCCGGTAACCCCGCCCTTTGTCGCTGCCAGCTCATAACGGTCAAGGCTCTCGTTCACCAGCTCGCTGATACTGGACGCTTCACACGCAGCCCCGCCGAAAATTTCGATTGAAAGAATCTTCCGCTGATAGTCGTCAATGATTTCAGTGGCATCGAAGCTGCATGTCTTCATGGCCTTGATTCCGGCCAATGATGTTTCGATGGTTCTTCGCAGAACGGCATTTTCTTTAATGATCCCGGCAACCCTTGCGATATTGACGGCCATCGGCTCCGCTTCAAGCTCGGGAATAACAGCCAGGGAAATGCCTTCTCGTTGTAACGCGGTTATCACCTCTGCCATTTCAAGCGGTTTTTCCGGATTACTGGATGCGCATTCCATAAAGACTTTGAAAACTTTCCCATTCCTGGACGAATAGAAATCGCCTGGAGAAAGCAGATCACCCGAATCGCTCAAGCTTTGGGGATCGAGTAAACATGCAGATAACAAACTCAGCTCAGCCGTTTCGTTATGCGGTAATGATTCTGAAATCATGGTCAATCCTTTGGGTCGGCGTTAAAAGAAGGGTCATCCGCCCGGAATTCGCGCATGGGATTCTTCGTCTGAACCCCTGAAGGCGTGTATCCACCCAACGCCTCGACAAATGCGGAAGGGTCAGGAAACTTATATCTGTTTGTTGCAAGAACCTGCCGGAAAGCGGTTTCAATATCTTCAGCCGGGTAGCCCTTCAGGACATCCGCGTAAAGGTTCACAAGTCTGGGGGTGACTTCACGCGGCCAAACCTCGGCAAAGTCAACCAGCATTTCCAAAAGCCGTTTCTTGTTAATCATCGCTGAATTCCTCCATCATTTTTTTGATGTTCGCCGCATTGTCATATTTTTTGAACCCTGGATTGACCCGTTGCGCCCGGTCTTGTTCTTTCGATAGCCAGGAGGAGATGAATTTTCGGACTCCCCGTGAAGTTTTCCGGTTCTTCGGATTGTCATCACACCAAAGCGCCATGCGTTTAAGCTGCGCCATTACATCAACAGCCGGAAAAGTATCCTGCCATTTGTCGTAATCTTTTTGTGTGATTCCAAATTCTGTTTTGTCGTTAAGGGGAATTTTAAAAATGAAAACTTCTGTTGAGATTTCCGGATCCGGTGAGCTGGAGTTTTTTTCCAGCTCGGCGGAAGAAAATACGCTAGTATTTTCTATTCTTTTTTCTTTATTATTCTTTACTTCTTGTATGTGTTGCTTTTTAAAAGTTTTTGCTGTTGGTTTTGTTGTTGGTTCGCTGTTGGTTTTGTTGTTGCTTTTTTTATCGCAATAGTTACAAGTATCTGTGTTTTCAGCTATATATTGATGATTTTTGTTGTTGATATTGCCGTTGCTTTTGCTGTTGTTTTTGTTGTTGGTTTTGCTGTTGCTTTGCTGTTGGTTTTTTTCGTCCATGTTCTCGCTGTTGCCAATTCCGGTGCAATCTTGATAAGTGATCCATTTTACAATGGTAATAATTGAAAATCTGTTGTTGCTTTCGACGGTGATGTTCCCGGAATTTTTCAATTTTTGAATTCGTTCGTAAAGTCCGCCTTCGGTCATTTTAAGTTCAAGCGCTGCCGTTTTTCTTCCAAAAATAAATTGACCCGGTTCCAAATCAATGACAGCAGTACCTTTGCCCGCTGGTATGCTATAGGAATATTTCTTATAGCTTGCCTTTAACAAACACCATATCCAAACCTTGAACAGCGCATCGTTTTGAAATACCTCCGAATTAAGAATTGCCCGGTGTAGCTTGATGAATCCGGTTCCTATTGGCATGCTGCCGCCCTCGATGCTGAAAATGACAAGTAACGAGTAACAGGTGACGAGTGACAAGCCACCCGTCATCCGTTACCCGTCACTCATTGCCCGTCATCCGTCACCTGTTAGATACCTTGAGCATGTTCTTCTTGATGTACTTATCAATGGAGCCTTTTGACACACGCAAGCCACGAGGCCCGAGCCTGATGGCTTTAAGCTTTCCGGATTTGATCAAATCGTAAATGTGGCGCTCGGTGCAGCAAAGCTCCTGTGCGGCTTTGCGAACATAAATAAATTTTCCGATGGTCATGGTTTCCCCTTTTGCCGCTCCATGAAGGAGCTGATCACGGTAACTTTCTTTTTCCTTTTAGTGGGGTCCTGAGAGGCGGCGGTCTTCTTCTGGTTTTTGGGATTCCCAAGCCAGAGAAGACCGGCGCGGATGGCGGCGGCGTATGCGTAAATTTCTGCATCGAGTGCATCGTTTCGATCCCGCGTTTTCACCCATTCCAGGTAGGGGAACCCGCCTTTTATATGCGTTTCGATTTTTTCAGCAGTCAGTTGCAGAAAATACTCATCCGTTACGGATTCATACCAGTGGTAACAGCAGGGTCCGGGCGTGGTAATGTTTTTCAGCCGGCCGTAAAGGGTGGATTTTGCCGTATCGGTTCCAACAGGCCATAATTTGACGCCTTTGGGTATGAGTTTGCCTTTCCAGTTCAGATCCTGGAGCGATGGTTTTCCAAGCACGGGTTTATTGCGGGCGCGCTCGCCTTTTACAGCGAAGATACGGCTGTCCTTTTTCCGGCAATAATTATAAACCTGTTGTGTTTTGTAACCAGAATCTATTGCAACACCGACAACGGGGATGCCAGCGTCATCGCGTGTGAAGTTAAAAGCAATCAAGTCGTCAAGCTGCGTTTCCCATTCCCCGTATATCTCTCCATGCCAGATAAGCCATGATTCTTCACCCACACCCCATCCACGGATCACAATCACAATGCGGTTTTCCTGTACGTCAACGCCAAACGTGATGAACACAACACCCGGGGGCGGCTTCATCGGCGAGTAAGGTTCACATCTCAGCCGGAGGTTTTCCCATTCCGGTTGTTCCCCGGCAACTTCATAAGGTTCGCCCAGCCGTGTATTTACCCAGACCTTCAGGGCCATGGGGTCATTTTTTGCGTCGATGTATTCCTGGGCGATCTGGCGCCAGGATACAAAACCCAGGGGAGACAGGAGCCCGCTGATGTGATATCCGCGTTTTTTCCGGTTGGGTTGCAGGGGAATCCATTTTCCCTTTTTCAGCATCCTGCTTTTGTAATGCTCGTTGATTCTTTCCCGGCAGCGCATGCAGGTGTACCAGACATCGGTTATCTCTCCGTTTTCCGCTGTGTAATGCAGCCCGTGCTCCTCGTTGTTTGTGGAGAAAATAAGGATTTGCAGGGTCTCGCAAAAAGGGCAGGGCACGTGGTAATACCGCTGGTCGGATTTCTGGAATTCTTTTTCGATCAGGGATCCGCCTTTTTGCGTAGGCGTGCTGATCTTTAATATTTTTTTCCGGCTGGAGTAAGTATCGGTCCGGCGTTCGGCCAGGCTCACGGGGCTTCCTTCGCCGCCGATATCCGGTTCAAAACCGTCGATATCATCCAGGATCAGATATCGTATGGAGATATTTCTGAAAGCCGCGCCGGAGTTGCTGCCGGCCATGTACAGCGCGCCGCCGACAAAATTTTTGGCAAGTACTGTGTTTCCGCCGGTGCGGCTTTTTGTCGGGTGGACCTTTGTAGCGATCGCGGGAATGCTTTCGATCATGGGTGCGATACGGTTCCGGCTGTGGCGTTCCGCCAGCTCAACCGTGGGAAGCATGTATAAAATAGGGCCGGGTGCACAGTCGATGATATAACCGATAAAATTGTTTGCCACTTCAGATCCGCCAATCTGCGTGGCTTTCATAACAACTACGTCGTTTACCTCTGTTTCGGTTACCGAGAGTGCCTGCATGATCTCCCGCAGATATGGCGTGCGTTTTGTGCGGTAGTTGCCGGCCTCACGGGAGGCAACGGTATTTAAAACCCTTTTCTCATCCGCCCACTCGTCAACAGAGATAAGGGGGTCCAGTTCAAGGCCGGCACAGGCAGCTTGGATAAAAAAAGTGTGGCCATCAATCATAATGAACCCGTACCGGCGTAACCCGCCTGTCAGAATTGGAATGGCAAAGCAAAAAGTTCAAGATCAAGGCGAGCAAGTCCTGAGGAGTGAGGCGTACAACCAGTACGCCGCAACGACGAAGGATGCAGCTCAACGCAGATATTGGGCTTTTTGAGAAGCCATCAATCATCGGAACCGTCTCGGATATGCGTTAACGCGTTTCGTATTTCATTCTCCAGGATGATCCGTATATTGGCTTCCTTCTTTTCAGCGGCAAGCTGGGCGCTGATTCTGTCAATGATGTTAATCAGACTGTCGCGGGTTTTCCGGTACATTTCAAAGGCGCCTTTCCTGACATCTTCGTCCCGGAGCAATTTCCCAGCCCGCTCCTCATAATCCAGCTTTTTCATTTCGGCGTTATACTGTTCTTTTAACGTCCGAGCCGCGCTGAAGGACATTCCCGCCAACTCAATGGTTTTTGCTGTTTCTGTCTTCTGTCCTCCGTCATCAGCCCTCTGCCTTCTGTCATCCGTCCTCTGTTCATCCTGTGCCGGTAGGCACAGCCTGGCGATCTTGTTTTTATGTCCGCGGGCCACGGGGTCTGAATATTTTTTGACATTTTCAACGGCAGCTTCAATATCGATGATGTATCGCCTGTTGTTGAGCCTGGTAAAAGTATCGCCGAAAGCGCCTTTCTGGTGGAGTTGAGAAACACGTCCCTTGGTGATGCCAAGGCGTTTTGCCAGATCGGTAACATTCCCGTAACCAGCCGGTAAAGATTTCAGATTACTTTTTCCCCGAGGTTTGTTTCTTGATTTTTTTGGCACAGGGAGCTCCCTGGAAATTGAAACCTCTTAGATGTGTTCATCCTGATTGCTTTTCATTTTCACTTCCCGACATCGATGCCATCATATGGGAAATCGGCGCTTGGCGAATAAAGACATGAGAAGTGAATCGCTGCGGCCGTGTTGAGACTTTTTCAGTTGAAGGTTTGGGAAATGCCTGCGAGCAGAAACCAGAGATCGCGACTTGGTATCGGGTCCATCAGCATTGTGAAGCATGGCACGTTGCCAGGTTAAGGGGGGAACAAGTTCAGTATCTACTTTAAGTGCCGCTAAAACGCCTCTGATCAAGCCGTAACTGGTACCAAATTTGAACACACTCGAAACGCCCTGCTTCGGCATGGAATGCTGTGCTTCCACAACAGCAATGGTGATGTTGTAAATCTCTTTCCAATCTGCAATGGTGTTTGCAAAAACAAACTCGTCTTCCCAATCCTCAATATCAAAGCTGCCATTTTCGCGCAAAATTGCGTAAGCACCCGTAGCGCCCGGGTCGATACCGACCCAGGCGCTAAGTTTTGGATCTGTATATTCCACAATTTCTCCAATTCATTTAGGATTTTGACGATTTTGTAAAAAGTTCGCAGGCAAGGCGCGCGCACCGGAGCTTTCGGCGACAACGCCTGAGGAGTGAGGCGTACGACCAGTACGCCGCAACGACGAAGGATGCAGCGCAACGCAGCATCCGGACTTTTTGCGAAGTCGTCACCTATAGGCTGCATCGCTTCGCCTTATGGCTGATCCTGGAGCAAACCCACTCGATATAGTCGGCGGTTGGATAGGCGATTTTTCGGCCAATAAAAAAGGCTCCTTTTGGCCCGATTCCAGCAGAATCAAAATTTGCCATGACACCCACCGAATTACCGTCAAGCGCCTGCCGTGTTTTGTCAGTGCGGAAAAGATAGGGCCTTCCCGCCAAAGCTTTTTCTAGCTCAATTCGAATTTTCTCTTGTGATTCTGTCATTTGAATCCTTTCCAAGGCTCCACCTAACTCCAATTTTTGCAGCTACGCTCACCAGCGGGCTTGCCGTGCTGCTGATTAGGAAAGTAACATTTATAAAACTTGCAAAATGCCCAACCATATTCAGGATCGCAAGTTTTCCGAGGCATGAAACAATATGAATGGCATGTGTAACACCTTCCGTCATCATTTGGTTTTTCATAGTTCATAATTCAAAAAGACCCGGCCTTGATTCTGTTTCCCAGAAATGATTTTTCCTGACCGGAACTGGATTGCGACAGAATCTTTTTTATTGCCGTTGACGGACCGGGTCGCCAGCGGGGAGGCATCCAGCCAGGTTTACGTGAAAAGACTTCTCCGAAAACCATAAAATCAGTCCCCCCCTTGGCAAAGGGGGGGCAGGGGGGATTTCAGACGTCAAACCATTCATAACTGTTGGCCTTAAAACTTTTCAAACCCCTCCGGACCTGCTCCATCCGGAATTCCGTAGTCTTTGTCTATTTGAGCTTCAACCATTTCCATCATGCGAGACAGTATTTTATCGCAGTCCTCAACTGTGTTCGGCATGGATCCGAGTTCTTTTTTTGCCGCAGCATACTCGTTGGGGAACTCAGCCTTTCGAGTCATCAGGTTTTTGTACTGGGGGGTGTAACTCAGGGGCATGGCGCTTTCAGTTTTTTCAGACGCCGGTGTTTCAGGTGCAGGCGCTTGTGTGCCCGCAAGCGGCCAGGGCTGATTCGGGTACAATTTTACCCACTTTTCAATGGCTTCCATCAGCAGGTCTTTCGGGCAATGTCGGAATAAATCCATGTTCTGGAAAACAAAAGTTGAAAAACCGGGGCCTTTCAGGTTTATGTACCGGGTCCGGAAATTATTCCATACCGCGGCATCACTCGGGGGGGCCTGGTGTCCAGCCACGTTTGCCGGATCCGGTGTCGCTGTTTTCGGGGCAGCAGGGGTCTCTTTTTCCTTATCCGATTCTTTTTTTGCCGAGGCTTGCTTCGACATCCAGGTCTCAAACGCTTTGATAAATTCACTCCAATTCCCGACTGCCCGGCTTTTAAGATCGTCAACGCTGGCGCCGTTGGCTTTTGCCGTAAGGGCAACAAATTCAATGAGCTTTTCCCGGCCTTCCGGGTACTGCTCTGCAGCAAGAATATCAAAAGCGTTTTCGTCAATACTTCCGCTTCCCGACAATTCAGTTTCTGCCGGGACTTTTAACTGATACTGTTCATGCCCGTCATTTCCGACTGTAGATTCCAAAACAATCGCGTCGCTGTTTTCTTCGATGGTCCGGATTCCCTTCAGGAAATCCGCGAATTGATCCCGCATGGCGAAATTGCGGGCCTTGAACTGCATCATGCGATTCGTCCATCTTTTCCACGGGCTTTCAGGTTTCACCTGATCAAAGCCGGCCTCTAACGCCTCGGCCCACGAATATGAACCGGTAACCGCTTCACAGCCCTTTCTTTTAACCCGACAGTGGTACGTCCAATTGGGTTTTTTCCGATCACCTTCCGACCATTCCTTGAATTCTTCAAGCAGTCCGGAAGACCGGACAATCGCCAGGGCCGCATCGCCGTAAATACCTGGGCGTCCGTTTATTACAGCAATGTTTTGGACGCTCGCCATCGGTGACAGCCCGATTTCCGCGCCCATTTGCATGGCCACGAAAACTGCTTCCGGGGTCTCGATCGATTTCGGCATCAACCCGGATGCTGCCATGATTTTGGCAAGCCGGATAGCTTCCTCAATACCGTGAGGCGTAATACCAAATGATCTCTTTTCTACTGCTGGTAAATTTTGACTGTCCATTTTTCTTCCCTCCTTTAAAATTTAATGAAATCGCAAAAAGTCATAACTCAGACGGCTTCGTAAGCTTTCATATGAAGTCCGGGCTTTTCCCCGTCAATGAAAATGGATACCTTCCCCCTTTGTAAAAGGGGGATCGAGGGGGATTTTCCCGCTGAATCATCGTCATGATTTAATCACGGCCGTTTCCGTCTCATAGATTCGCATACCGGGGATTTCCCTGATCCCGCTTTTGATGGCTTGGTTCACGGAAACCTTATCAACCACAAGATACTTTCCTGGGATCAGGCTGATGTCCAAAACATCCCACACCCAGTCTTTCCGGAGATGCACGGAAGATCCGGTCTCCGAGCGAAACACCGTTTGAACAGGTACAACAGGTGCAACCACAACCGGGGCTATTACTTCGGGCTCCATCGGTGCGGCCGGTTCCCCCTTTTCAGCCGCTTTCCGCGCCTCGGCTTCCCGCTGGGCGTTCAGTGCCGCTGCCCGTGCATCCAGTTCACGCTGAATTTTTTCAGCCTCGATGCGCGCGCGCTCCTGGGCTTCCCTTCGCTGCATCTGGCCCTTGGTTATGTGCGCCTGGATCCCTGTCTTTAATTTCCGGTCAATCTCGTCCAAAGCATCCCGAAAAACCTTGACGAAGTTGTTAACGGTCTTTACAAACTCACCCGGCGCCTCGATTACCTCTTTGCGCTTTTTCTCGATCGCTGTTGCCAGTTTTTTTGCCTGGCCGGCCATTGTGATCGCCTCGTTCTGGCTGGCTTCATCTGTTACGACATGCGCCATGGCCTGAGCCTTCATCCGCTCGATTTCAGGCAGGTACATCCGTCGCAACACGCGACACGCCTGTTCTGCATCATTGTATCCAATTAATACCGACGGGATATGCACAGCCGCCGGGACTTCCTCAGTTTCTTTCACTGCTGCCATAAAATCCATATCTACCTCTTTGTATGGAAAAGGGGGCAGGGGCCAGGTTTCAGGGTGCAGATAAAAGCAGGACGCAATGTGCGTTTTTTCCTGCCCCCTGCCCCCTGTTACCTGTCACCTGCCCTTAAAGTACCTGTAAGCTCCAAGCGCGTTCAGAAATGCCGCCCAGGGTTCTCCGTCGATATCGACCTGTGTCAATATCGGGCCTGTTCCTTTTTTTCGGAGACGAACGGCAAGTCCTCGCTGGATATCATATCCGCCTTCCCTTGCCAGATGGGCATATGCCGCTATTTGGGGAAGCCATGTTTTTGTTGCAGCCATCGGCGTTTTATAATCGATGACTGTCAAACGACTGTCTCCCCACATTCTAACGATCGCATCCGGGTGCCCCATGTAGCCAAGTTCGGCGTTGACCAGTTCGGTTTCGATGGCCATAAACTCCGTTACGGCACGATCTGCCCAGCCCAGAAAACTCTTAAAAAATCCTTTGTCTTCCTGCCGCAGAAAACAATCCGCCCACAATCCCTGGGCATGGGCCGCGCATGCCGCATGAACCCGGCTCCCGCGCTCTGCCGCTGCCGCCAGGACGTCCGGCCGTATCCCCGAGAAATCAGTGAACGGAGAAAGGACTGTTGTTACGGATGGTAATTTCACAACGCCCCTGCCTGATCCAGTTGTGCAGGTGCTGTTCCAATCATAGAAAACTTACCAGTCCGGCTTCATAAGCAAGCCGATTCATTGCTTTGTGGTAAGTTCGGTTCCATGCATCGGTATAATTTTCTCCATCAATATTTTCTTTTGCATGTTTTTCATTTGCGATCCTCACAGCGATATCAATCAGTCCATCCCTTTTTTCGACGTAAGTCTGTGTTTCAATCCTATGTTTTGCCATTACGATCTCCCCTTGTAATGTCCACACCCACTCTCTATAATGTTAAAAGAATCATATCTAAGTAGATACCCGTCATGAACATCAAAAAACCTGGAAACGCCACATTGGCGACATCCCCGTTGAATTCATTCTTTTTTCACTCCATCTTCCCATTCTTTGCAGTTCCATCTTTGATAAGTCGTAATACCAGTCTCTTACTCCTGTTTTATTGACCCGGACGCTTTTAAAGGTAATAATTTAACCAGGTCGGGATGTGCTGTGATCACTGGGATTCCGATTTCCAGGCAGGCGCGGACCAGTTCGGACAGCGAACAGTCCAGGGAAATTGTCGCGGTGTTGACGATACCGAGTAGCCGATCGTCAATCTTGATGTTAAGGGGATTGTTTGTCTTCATGGCTCTACCTCCAAACCCAAACGCGCACTCAGAACATTGCAATTGCATAGGGGCACTCCTGGTTTAAGGAATTATTGTAAATAGGGTTTTGAATTGATGCATTTAAAAAGATCGATGGCTCTTTTAATTTCACAGGGAGCACCTTCCATCCAGAGAACAGGGTCGGTGCCGGTCACAAATGCAATTTTCTTGGCGGTCCCCCAAGAAGGGCGCCTGCGCCCATTGACGATGTTGGACAATGCCTGTTTTGAGATGCCGACTGTTTCAGCAATTTTGGAATAATTCATTTTCATGCCGTTAAAATTATAACAATATGAATACGCTTGTCAATTATATATTTCACACAGAATACATTTTTTTTTGTAAAATATCGTCATGAGCTACAATGATATTTTTAGAGATTTTTTAAATGATTGGATAAAGGCAAACTGGAGAGGTAACTATACAGAATTTGCAGAATTCATTGGCTTGTCAAGACAGGGGCTATCAAACATCTTGCGAGGGTACAGGGCGGCATCTGAACAAAGACGAATTGCGATATGCAAGAAACTCGGCGTGGATTATAGCTCCTTAATCAAAGATATGGTCGGGAAAGAGGATAAAATCAAGGTGCTCAACGGCACCGTCACTCAATTCCCGAAGAAAACGATGGATCCAAAACTTGAAGCCTTGAAAGCGGATCTGTCCGAGATATATGAATACGGCAATCCGGCAATGATCGCTGCGATTGAAGCGGGATTAGCTTCATTTAAGGCATCTATCCAAATGGAAATAAAAGCCAAAAAAAGGGCAGTGCTGTCATTGGTGGAGGACGGCGAGTCACTGATAAATCGGCCCTCGCCCAGCAAAAAGCGCGGGCCATCGACCTCAGGGCCAAGTTGACAGATTGCGACGATCAAGGCTGCGACGAAATAAAAAAAGGGTGTTATAAAAAATACCAGAACGTGTACATTGTGGTATTCACATGCGACTGGCTGCTTTATTACTGGCCGCAATATGTCGCCACGGAGAAGGCAGTTAACACGCAATTTGGTTAAATATCGCGCAATCGTAACAGCCCTCCATACAATCTGTTACACCCTACACAACGGATGTGCAAATGGCTGTAAAAGCCATACAAAATAGTCTTGTCCGGATGGTTCGCCTGGGGCGCTTAACGTGGAAATCGTTGATTATCAATAGGAGGCAACTATGGCGCGACTTATCATTCATCCAGGGGAACACCTGGCCGACGAGCTAAAGACTCTCGGTATGAGCGCAAACGAACTTGCAAAAGAATTGGGTGTGCCGACGAACTGGCTCACGCAGATCATTGCTGGCAAGATCTGA